TCCTAGCTGGAAAACCATTTCCACGATTACGTGTTCTATATGAGTAGGTAAATCGTGACCAATACATTCTTGTATTAATACTTCAGCACCTGCTGCTGCTCTATTTAAATCTAAATCAAACAGTTCATCTATTTCTTCTCTAGATATTTTTTTTCCTTCAGGAAATCTATCTCTTTCATGTGGTTGAATGAGGTGGCCTATGCCAATCGTGGCTTTACCTAAACTGTCTAAATATACGTGGTCAACAATTCCTTCCGCAGAAGTAACTCTAGCTCTTAACTCATCTGTAATTTCAATCATGATGCACCTATACCCCAATGTTCTTCATGGGGATCTTTTTCTACCTTTCTTTTAAATATATTTATAATAAATTGAATTAATTTCATTTATTTAAGTTTATAACCTAAACCAGAGTGTTTGTCTACACTTCCACCTTTTTTAAATGCAAAACTTAATCCACCAGAAATTTGATCTTGACCTATTGTAGCGCTCAGATCGACAGGAACACCGTTGATCATAACAGTATTTCCATAACCTAATTGAGGGTTTCCAGATAAAAAATTATCAAATCTTAAATTACCTAAAGGAGTCTCTACTTGAGGTTTTCTTAAAAAATCATAACTCTGTTTTAAAGAAGGTAATCCAAAGTTTTGAGCGTATAAAGTTTGACCTTGATACATTCTTGGATCTGTCACTTCAGGAGGTAAAACAGGAGTTTTATATTGATCAATATTCATTGGCTCACCTACTCTCATCATAGGAATGACATTCTCAGGAAGAACTGGTCGATCACCTTCTTGAGCAGTGACACCTGTCATATCCATATCACTCACTCTAATTGGTTGAAAGTTTTGTTGTTTGAATAAAGGATTATCTAAATTAACAGTTCTTTCAGGTAAAAAAGGAAATTCCTCATCAAATTGTTCATTTGACATTTTACTTGGAGGAAGAATACTATTCAAATCTTGTGATTCAATTTTTTGATTATTAAGTGTAGGAGATACATAAGCTCCTCCTACTGCGTCTGCTCCACTTGAAAAAGGATCACGTCTTGGAACGGTTTCTATTCCCTGACTTTCACCTCTTAAAGCGCTTGGAATACCTTGAGTGACAAAATCTTTTCCTTTACCATACAATGATTTTATTAAAGATATTAAAGGAGTTCCTTTTTCAGCGAAACCTTTAGCAATATTTCCAAGACCATAACCAATATCACTTCCAATTTCTTTAAAGGTGGGACCATACAAGTTAGCTAATTGCTTTCCCTTATCTGCGACAGAGGTTGAAGTGTATCGACCAAATGTAGGGCTAGAGGAATTCGTATCAAACTTAGGGGTGGTTCCTAAATAAACAGGTTCGCCAGTATTTGTGTTTTTGACAATATATTCAGTACCATCAGGTCTTACTCCTTTTAATACTCTTCCACTATCCATTAATTTATTTTTAAATGATCGCATTTCATCGAACTGTTTCATTCTTCTCAATGCTCTGTCATCTGATACATCAGGTCTATCTGAAAAAAATTCTCTACGGCCACGAGCCACGTCTAGCTCTCTAGCGATTTGATCTTTGCTTTTAGAGGGAGGTCCAACGTTGGTTCTATTAGGAGGTTGATAACCAGGATATGCCATTATGCTACCACCTGTGGTTTTTTAAACTTTTTTGATTCATAGAGATCCACGATACCACCTTCTGCTGCATTAAACAAAGGTAATCCAACAGATTCTAAGCCAGCCATTGTTTGTGGATTAGTCGCTCCACTACCTTGTCCTCCTAAAGAAGGAAAATCAATTGGAGGTATATTAAGAGGTTGTATTAAAGGAATATCAGTCTGTCCTCTACTTATAGGAATCTCTTCTTTGGGAGCAGAATTAATAGTTTCTACATCGTTAAGCATTTGTTCTTCAAATATGTCTCCATCGTAATCATCAGCCATGTTATCTAAAGTTTCTTGAGCAATTTGACCAAATTTAGTCAGCTCCTCTACCTCTCTTTTATGTTGTTCATAAGCTTCAGTTCCCTCTTCAAACTTTTCTTTTAATACATCAGATGTGTACATCTTTATTAAACGAACCATATTAGAGTATCTTGTTTTATAATTAGTGTTTTGATCCATCGCTTTGTAAAAAGCTCTAGCTTTTTTAGGATCTCCTAAAATATTAGCCATGCTTCTTAGTCTTAAAAATAAAGCTGGTGCAGTTACTCCTGATTTTAATCCTACAAACCCTCCAAAAAGAATACCTAATAACCCTGTGCTCAAATTAACAGCACCAATAGAAAGCTTTCTATTTAAAAGACCTGCCGCACTAGGAATAAATGTATTTCCTCTTGCTACTAACACGTTTAAAAGCTTATCTAATTGTTGTCCTGATATAAATTCTTTTGGTGCTCTTTTATGTAATAAATCAAAAGCTGCCATAACACCTTTTTTCATTTGATCATTTGTTCCAAAAATACCATTTTTGAATTTAACAGGATCAAAGTTTAAAAAGTTTTTAGTAGCAGAAAAACTAGAAGTATTTTCACCTGAAGATTTTAAAGCTTTTATAGATAAGTTCATACTATCGTCCATCAGCTTATAAATAAAACTACCAAAAACATTAGGATCGTTACCTGTTAATTTAAAAAGTTGTTTTACAGCAGTGGGAGAATTTAATTGTTGCATTACTTTTTTAAATATTTGATCATAATATTGAGTTCCTTCTTTTGAGAGAGGAGTTTGATATAGTTGATTAACATTATAAGTCTGAGTTATTTTTGTTCCAGGTGCCCCAGGAAGATCTATAACTTTTTTAACGGTGTACCCTTCGTCACCAAATCCAACTAATTTAGAAAAATCACTTGTATCGGTTCCCTGTCTGTAGGTTTGAGTCATTTTTGCAAAAACACCTTTATCAAAAAAGTCTTTTCCCATAGGCATGGCGCCATTTCTATCTACTCCAAATCTAAAGACATCATCTGCAAACTTTTTAGACTCTCTAAGTAAGGCTACTTTACTTGGATCTAATATTCTTGGTAAAACTTGTGAAGTAATTTTACCTGCTTGATTTACTGTGAATGCTCCTCCTTCAGTGGCTGTTACGTAACCTAGGTCCTCTATAAAATCAGTTTTAATACCGTCTATTAAAGCTCTAGTGGTGTTATCCTCGTAAGGAAGTGAGTTATAAATGTCATTTAATTCATCTTTATAAAATTTGTAATCGTCTATGGTAAGTTTTTTTCCTTTAGAGTTTTCTAAAAATTTTTTAGCAAACCTATAGTAAGGAGTATCTTTTAAAACTCCTGAAGCTTGTTTATCTGCCTTACTTATAAAGTCAATAAGATTGGATCGTGTTTTTATCATAGGAAAAATAGATGTTCCCTTACCAAATAATTCATCTATTTGTCTATAAAAGTTGTCATAAGCAGCTCCTGTTACTGCTTTCCACTCAGCTCTACCTTTAAGCATTGATTCTAAAAAAGTAGTTGTAGCGTCTTTACCTGACCTAGGCGCAAAAGCACTGATCATCTTGTCTATCTTATCTTTAATAATAGGTCCTTGTTCTTTAATAAATGCTCCTGCTCTGTCAGCAACTAAAGGTAGCCTACCAAAAGACTTTAAAAAAGCTTGTGCATATGTACCTGACTCTTCAGCAACATCTGCTAAAATTGGTTTTACTCCTACTTCATAAAAATCTTTTAATTTTTTTTTAACAGCGTCATTAGCTAAAATTATATTATTCTTACCCACTCCAAGAGTTTTTAAAATTCCTAAACCAATTAATTCGTTCATACCTTCTGTTTTTAAATTCTCAGGAAGCTTCGCTATAATTTCGTCTATTGTTTCTTCATCTCCATCTAAATAATCGCTGTAGGTATCATAAGCAAAGCCACCTGTGCCAGCTAGTGTTGCTGCTGCAATAGCACCTAATATATATCTTTTTTTAACTGGTTTTTTATATTTCTCAGGAATAGGAAGTTTATCAATGGTTGCTTTTTGAAAATCCCATAATTTTTGAAAAACTGTTTTAAAAGCCACTGCACCTGATCCTGTTTTTGGAATTTTGTCAGGATTTTTTGCAAAATAATTTAAAATTAAAGGACCTGATATTGATCCTGTAATAGTTGCTACCTCTTTTGGAAAGTATGCCTCCAACCCTACTTCATCTACTAAGCCTTGAATGTAGGTATCATACTCCTTTTTTTTCTCACTAGAGACTTGCTCTCTTACGTCAAATCCTAAAAAACTTTCTAAAAAAAAAGATTTTTCATTTTCATTTTCAATTGGAGAATAATCTTCCTTGAAAGGAGAATCACCCATATAAATTATTTTTTGACCGTCTTTATCGTCAATATCCAAGTAAACTGGTTGCGTAAAACTAGGAAAATTTAAAGCTGGAACCACTCCCTCTATTAGTCTAGTTCCTTGAAAACCAGATTCATCAACAGGAATAAACTCTGCATAGGGATTGTCTTCTAATCCTAACCCTCCTATTTCATCTGTTTTTGTAGGGATAAACTCTGCATAGGGATTATTTTCCACCATGGGACTATTCTCCTGTTCCGTATTTCTCGTTAAATAATTCTAAAAATTTTGGTTTAATATCTTCAACAGTAGCTCCTTGACTAATAGAATAAATGGCCCCTGTAAAAATAGGATCAGTTAATAGTTGAGGATATTTTTTTACATCAATGTTAGGAAGAGCTTCTAATAAAGTGCTTTGTAAATTATCTACACTAAAGTCTTCTTTTGAAGGGAGTTTAAGAGGCTCTTTAGGCTCTAAGGTAGATCCATATTCTTCATTAAATATTTCAGGCTCTTTATACTCTAACGATCCTTGACCTAAACTATCTCTGTATGTGTTCATTTTATCAAAAATTGATTTATGAACAGCCATTAAACTTTTTCTAATACTAGAAGCTGAACTTAGTGCTCCATAATCTAATCTTTCTTTAGCTATTTTATCTATGTCTTTTGATGTGGCTCTATATCTAGAAGCTCCTGCTTCCACTTCAGCTATTAATTTAGGAATTTTCATCATGTCTTCTAAAGTTTGTTGAAGTTCAGGATTATTGTAGACGAATGATTCAGGTAATCCTTTTCCAATTAATTGAGATAAAAGTTCATCTACGGTATTAGATATGTTAGCAATTCCTCTTAATGTTCCACCTAAAACACCCACTGTTTGAGGTTGTGTGTAAGTTCTTAAAACTAAATCTTCTATCGCTGCAAGTGTTTCATAACCTGTATTGTGTCTAAGACCTAATATTCTATTGGATCCATCCAACTTAGTTATATCTATTTTTCCAGGTCCTGCTGCAAAAGGATCTATTTTTAAGTCTGCAAAAGCTTCGTTAGACATTATGTCAGTAAGTCCATCACTTGTTGCTACTTCACCACCTATGGGATTATCATCAGTTCCGTTGCTTCTTTTTACTATTTCACCACCTTGTGCTTCATTTAAAATGGGATCAGGCATTTGTATTATATTTGTAGGTTGCATCTCAAAAAAAGTTTTAAATATAAGTTGTGATGCGTCTAATTGAGAAGCTTGTTTTAACATATCAAATTCAGCTTTTCCAGTTTCAGTGCTTAGATCAATCACAGTGTTTATGTTTTCTACTATAGGTCTACCATTTTCATCAAGCTTATTGGTTACATAGGTTCCTGTTACGGTTATTAAATTTTCAGCTTTGAACTTATCAGGCTTAATAACGGACATCACTCCTGAAGTATTTTTTTGAACGATGGTTCCGACTGGAAGAGATTGAGACACACCTTCTCCAAAAGCATTATCTATAACTTCATTATTAGTTCCTACGACTCCTATGGTTCCTACACCTTGATTTTTTTGATTTGCTAATGCTAAATCAAAACTCTTACCTAAAACAAATTTTTTCATATCTTTGGCATCAGATTTTTGAGTTGAATATTCACTTAAAGCTAACTGTAAAGGTAGTTGTTTCTCTTGTTGTTTTATTTTCAATGCCATAGGTAGAGCAGAGTTTGTAGCTTGATTAAATCTATTCAATGCTGACTCAATAACATCTTCGCCTTTTGCAATATCTAATCCAAGGTTAGTTACTTGCGATAAAAAAGGTAGTTTTAAAGCATCTTTTTGACCTTCAAATAATCCTAACCCACCTATTGTTCCTTGTTTTTCTGCTAGTATTTCAGCAAAAGTTTTAGGTTCTTCTACCATTCCTGATAATTGAGTAAGAATTGCCTCAGGTGAGCCTGACTCCAACACATCTCCTGCTCCAGCTGTATCAGAAGCTACTCCTAAATCAGACATTTGAGGTTTAGTGTAAAGACCAAGATTTTGTATTTGATCTAAAGAAAGAGGACCAACCATTCCTGAATAAACACCGTCTTCTCCAGGTCCATTAGCCAAATGTACAATACCACCGTTAGCCATAGGCATCGGTCCCTGAGAAGGTATAGGTCCTTGAGCCATCATTTGTTGTCCTTGAGGAGCGTTAGCAATACCTTGCTGTTTTTGTTCTTGTAATTCAAACACTGGTTGCACTAAAGCTAGTACAGATAAAGGTGTGTCAGTAGCATCTTTTTCACCAACAACGCTTGCTAGTTCTTGAACTCTTCCTTCCATAGGAACTTCGTCACCACGAACCTCGTTCATTAATTGAACATATTGCTCAGGAGAAACTTTAGCGATACCCTCTTGAGACGGATCACGGTCCGCGGTCATCGGTTCTTCTTGATCTAATCCATCAGCAATGCCAACAGCATCAGACTTCATTTCACCACCTTCTGCTCTTTTAACAGCTATACCTCCTGGCTGATTAGCTTGAAACATACCCATTTGATCTGTTGAAAAAGTTAAAGCTCCGTCTTTATCATAAAAAGGTCTTATGTCTACTTTTTCAGGTCCTATAGGGCCAACGTTTGAATTGCCTAAATCATCTGGATACTTAAATACAGGAAATCCTGGATTTCTGGTAGATTCAGTTTCACCTACTTCATTAAAATCATTTAATTTTTTTTCTCCAACTTTATTACCCATTGGTACTTCACGATTGTCAAAAATAAGTCTCCCTTTAATAGTTTTTAAATAATCACCTTGTTGATCACTACCCATATTCATAAACGCATCAAAGTCAAAATCAGTAGAATTTGTTATCATTTCAAAAACAGTGTCTAATAACTGAGGATTGGTCATCGCATCATCAAGATTAATTTTATAATCTTTATCAGGTACTTCTCTATTTAAACTTTTATTACTAATGACTCCTAACTTGTCTAAAATATCAAATTTCAAAAAAGGAGGAACAAAAGTAGAACTTCTCTCACCCATCTCAGGAGAACCTGTTTGTCTCATTACCATAGGGCTAGAGGGAGCCTGTTGTTCAGACATAAATTTTTGATATAGCTGACCTATAATCTGATCTCTATTAGGGTCTTGCATTAAGGATTGTAATTGTTCAGGAGACAAGGTCGTTTGTAAATATTGCATAAAAGCTTGTTCACCACCCATAGGGCTTCCCTGTTGTCTAAACATAGGTCGTTGCATAACTTGATTCATCATTAAAATAATCCTCCACCCATATTGCTGAGAGCATTATACTGACCTAACGCTCCAAGGCCTGCGATACCATAACCTGCAATCTGTGCTAGAGGAGATCCTTGAGTGCTAGGTGCAGTCGATGTTTGAATTGTTTGTTGTGATGTTGGTGCTCCCTGATAAATATCAGATAAGAAACCTAATCGTTGATAAGGCTCATATAAATTTTGTACTTGATTAGCTCTTAATGCGTCTAACTGAGCTTGACCTGGAGTAAATGTTCCTGTGGGATCTGTCGATCCAAACTGTTGTGTTAGTCCACCTAGGCCTAATAAGGTGTTAATATCTTGACCTGTCGATGCTTGACCAATTTGACCTAATCCTGCTTGTTGTCCTGCTATTGTTCCATATTGAGGAGCTAACGCTCCTAACCCTGCAGCTGAGCTTTGTTGTCTTGCTCCAAATTGTTGTTGTGCATTTAAAAAAGATTGAGCTTGAGCTTGAGCTAATGCTGAAGCACGATTACGTTCTAATTCTGCTCTTTGAATACCTTCTCTACCACCACCAAAAGCACCTGCATCAATCGCTTGAGCAGCAGCACCTTGCTCTGCAATATTATAAGCACGATTAATTTCATCTTGAACTGATTGTTGATAGGGGTTCATAAAAGGTTGAAGCTGTTCCATAGTTGGAGCTTTACCAATATCTGTATAGGCACTTGCTGCTTGACCTAACGTTCCGAGGCCCGCGGCTTGTGATTGAAGAGCACTAGCTAAAAAAGGTTCAAAGGACCCTACACCTGCTTCTCCCACTTGAAGCGCTCTTTGTTGTTGAGGAGATAATCCAGCTATTTGTTGTCCAGGTAATCCTGCTCTAACAGGACGTTGAACAATATTACCTTGCTCATCTTTTACAGGAAGACCTGTTACAGGATCAATTACATTTTCTAATATAGGATTGCCAAGATCATCGTAACGAAATCCACCAACAGGAGTTGAAGCTAAATTTTTTGCAGTGTCTAAAAGCCCTAGTTTCCTAGCTTCTACTTCAGCTGCTTCTCTTACAATTTGTTCTGTTGTTACCATTATGCCATACCTATGCTTTGTTGTGATAAACTACCACCGTTTTCTAAACTTTTCATCATTTTATACATGTTTTTTGCTCCCACTTTTCGCGATCCACCACCCGCGTTTCGAACAGCTTGAGCAGTCATTACAAATTCACCATCACTTAACATCGCAGGAATATCATCTGATGTTCCTGTCCCAGGACCTACAATTTCTCCAATACGTTTAGGATGTTCTTTTACTTTACCATCAGGGTGCTCTATTTGTTGACCACTACCCTCTGCAAAACCTGTCACTTCACCACCTTCTGCTGCCATAAAATAACCATCAGGATTGTATCCTGTAATAGAACCGATTTGATATTGAGAAGGGTCCATTGCATATAGGTTTTCAGACGCTTCTTCTTCTTCTTCAGGAGGATTTATGTATTGGTTGTATATCTGTTCAGCTGCAGGAAGAGCATATAAGCCTGCTTGTAATGAAGGACCATATTGATATGTGAAAGAGGCGTCTGGAGATATTCCAGAAGCAATTATTTTTTCTTCAGGAACTCCTAATAACTTTAACTGTTGAAATTTTGGATTTTGTGTTCTCTGACTAGGATCAAAAGTTTTACCTAAACTTTTAGTTAATCTATCCATAAAACTAGGTTCAGGCGCTGGTGGAGGAGTCACTGTATCTCTTAAAGCATTAGAAACTGGATCATAAATTTTAGAATTTGTAATTGTTTTTGCACTAGGTAAATCTCTTCCTGTCACACCACTCATGAATTTTTGACCCATGGTTCCTTCACCACCACTTAAAGCTCCTC